CTATAGCTGCTCCTGCTACCTCTGCTGTGATTAAAACCCTTACTCCTGCTTCAAGAAGGGCTTTGATTGAAAGAAACAATCCGCAGAAAAAACTAGAAGCTCAGACTCAGTTTGAAGAAATCCAAGATATATACATTGATGAGATAGCTAAAGGCAAGTCAGTTGATGAGGTAAAGCAAACTGTATTGAACAGAATGGCTTTAAATCAAGAGCAAGTTGATGACATATTAATTAAGTCTGACGGAAAAATTCAAACACCAACACCAGAAGAAGCTAAAAATTTACAGCAGTTAAGAGCTGCTGATGTTGTATCTATGTCACCTGCTGGTTACTCAAAGGGAATACAAGACATATTCGGAACTCTCTGGACTGAAGTAAACAACATATCTCCTGACGCTGCTGCTGCTTTAACTAGATACGACCATAATTTAGCTGCTGATACCAGCAAGTATTTAACTAAAGCAAAGCCAATCATGGACACCATGAGGAAAGTTAAGGGTGAGGAGGCTAATTATTTAACTGTTCATCTTAGAAATGGTGACTTTGACAGCGCCTTAAATATTCTTAAAAAATATTCCCAAACTGCTGAAGAAGATTTTGCTCAAGTAACAGCAAAAAAAGATGGAGTTCTTGACGAAATACATGGGCGCTTAACTTCCAAACAAGAAGGTAACTACAAGGACATAGGTTATATAGAAAAATACTGGCCCTCTAGTCTTAAAGATTTCGAGGATTTCTTAGAAGGAGTTGGTGCTGAAAACAAAACAGCTCTTACTAGAGAGCTGCAAAAAAGAGCGACAGAGCTTAAACTTGGACAGTGGAGAAATCTCCCTTCTGAGGAAAGAGATAACATAGTCAACCTTGTAATGCGTGGATATAGACCAAAGCCTGGAGAAGGCAAGCTAGGTTACTACAAAGAGCGTGGGCCAAGAGTCGGTCTTAGCATGGCTAAGTATTATAAGAGGCCAGAAGAGGCTCTTGCGGAATACATTACTAAAACTTCTACCGATATTAATAAGAGAGTTTTCTTTGGCAGAAGTTCAGTTGACAAAGCTATAGCAACAACTGACGTAGAAAAGTCCATTGGCAGCTATGTTGGAGAAGCAATAACAACTGGCAAAATGTCAGACAAAGACATGGTTAGGTTAAAAGACCTGTTAGAGATTCGCTTTGGGGCGGGAGAGCAATCTTCTTCTGCGCTAATGCAGAAGCTTAGAAACATAGGATACTCAACTACTCTTGCTAACCCGTTATCAGCACTAACTCAGATAGGTGATTTGGGTATGTCTGTATATGCTAATGGTATGAGAAATACTATAGGGGCGATGGTTGGTAAGAAAGACTTTACTCTTGATGACATATATCTAAATGACCTGATTGCTACAGAGCTGGGTTCTGTTGGCAAGACTGCTAAGTTTTTGGATTTCACTTTAAAGTGGTCTGGCTTCAAGACAATAGATAAGCTGGGTAAAGAAACAATTATTAATGCAGCTTATAAGCGATATAAAAATCTAGCTAAGTCTGACTCTGGTGTTGAAAGGATACGAAAGAAGTATGGAACTTTATACGGTGATGAGTTTGCTTCTTTGGTAAATGACCTGCGTTCTGGTGCTAAGTCAGAAAATATTAAGATGATGCTTGGTGCTGAACTAGCTAACTATCAGCCTACAACTCTTAGTCAAATGCCAGTTAAGTATCTCCAGATGCCTAACGGAAGAACCCTCTATATGCTCAAGACGTTTGCCATAAAGCAGCTAGACGTAATGAGAAGAGATGTAGTTCAAGAGTTTAAGAAGGGCGATAGAAGAGAGGCTGGCAAGAAGCTATTGGCCTACATGACCATCATGCCTATGATGGGCGCTACTGTTCAGGAAGCTAAAGACTTGATGCTTGGGCGTGGCGCGGATATGGAAGACATTGTTAAAGATAACTATGTTGAAAACATATTCAAGATGTTTGGCGGTAGCGAATACCTAATGGAAAGATATGTAGGGAGAGGCAATGTAGGCTCTGCCCTGGGTGAAATGGTAGCGCCACCGTTAGACTGGGTTGACGCTATAGGTTCAGATGTTGCCAAAGCTATTAAGGGTGACTTTGTTGGGGAGGAGTCCAAGACAATGCGGCAAGCACCTGTTGTTGGAAGGATTTGGTACAACTTCTTTGGCGGCGGTTTAGAGAAATACTTAGAAGAGAACGATTAGTTTTGAGGCAGTGCGGCATCCTGGGTTCCTCCACCCTCGCCTTTGGGTGCCGTGCTGACCTCACCTTAATGTAGCTCCTTATCCATTACCTCTTTGTATCTCATAGAGATGAACATGCTGAACAACTCATCTACTGTATTATTCTCCTCCATGAAGTCTGAGTAATCCCTCACCATCATTGCTAGAGTCCCTATCGCCCTCTGCTCCGCCCCCTCCAAATAGGGCAAGTTGTCGTTCACCCACTTCGCCAGTTCCTCCGGCTCCATGGGGTCCACCTCTACACTCTGGGTTTCCTGTTTCAAGCCAACATACTCCGCATATCATTCTTTCGCCACTTCCCAAACCAAGGACAGAACCAACCTCTAACTAATAGTTCATCCTCTCTATCGTAGATGATTAACATCTTATTCCCACATTCACAGATTTGTTTTAAGTTCATTCTTCTATCGGCTTCCAAGTTAACACGTCAATTGGAGGGGTTAAGCTCTTAGCAAACACCCTAGAAAAATTACACATATGTCTGGTAGTACAGGTATTGCATGGGCCTATACCAGTGTAGGCGTGTTCTCCTTGATTATGGTATCCGTAGAGAACAAAGGGAACCCTAGTAAATACAAACTTCTCTGCAATCTGCATAAATATATCTGCGTCTTCACAAGGGTAGGCTAGGTCAACATTGTATCCGTTGGTTTTGTCGTAGGCACTTCTTCTAAACATTCCAAAGTGTCTCCACCCATACTGACTAAGCGGCTCTCCGTAATTCTTATGAGCTATATAACCAGAAGGCAAGTTGTCCTCAATATATGCCATATCACTGTAAGCAAACCCTATCTCTGGATTTCCCTGGAAAGCATCTACCATTAACCTAACCGCATCTGGGTATAAGAAGTCATCATTATCTAAATGAGCTATCAATTCACCAGTTGTATTTTTGAAAGCCTCAAGCCTATTCTTTGATATACCAAGATTCCTCTTATTCCTGTAGACCTTTATTCTTTTATCAGTCATGGCTAACCCAACAGCCATCTCATAAGTCCCGTCTGTAGAATGGTCATCTTGTAAGATAAGCTCCCAGTATGGATAGCTTTGGTTGATAACGCTTTGAACCGCCCTTTTAAGCAGTTGGGTTCTACCGTTATACATTATAGTAATGATAGATACCTTTGGCTTACCTTCTAAGTTAAATGGCATCTTCTAATTCCTTGTTCTTTCTCCTCAATTCTTTGACCATATCTTCTAGGTCAGGTCTGAAATATTTAATCGGTTTCCTGGAGTCTAGTAACATCTGATCGCAGAAGTCATCCCCATACATACTCCTCATGTACTTAGAGTAACCTTCTCTAACGTGAGTCCTGTGCCTCATCCCATATTGATTACACCCTTTACACTGGGGGTGTATGTTCTCCTCCATAATCTTAGTGGCCTGTTTACCCCTTTCTATCCAATGCCCACCCTGCATATCCTTCCAGTGGAACCACTTATTACATGATACACACTCTATAAAGCCACTCTTATCAGCAGCTACAGCCGCCTTTAATCTAACGTGCTTCTGTAACAACTTAGCTACATCATCTATCAAGGCTCTAAGTGTTTTCTTTCGCATATCACTCTCTTAAATATTCTAAGTTAGGCTCTATAACCTCGCTCTCTATGAGCAGGTCTATGTAGTGTTTAGCTTTCCTCAAGTCCTCAACACCATTCTTACTCCTCCACCTAGTAACATACTTAACCACGTTGGCTTCACAGTAACTTAAATTGTTAGCCTGGATATACTCTATGGGTTGGATTTTAAAATCCTTATAATGATTCCCACCTACTTGTATGTCTTTTGCTTTCATAAGTAATCTAGGTTATCAGTAACCTCTCCGTTTCTCTTCTTCTGTTGGTGTTCCGTAGCTCTCTTCATGGCTAGTATCTTGTTGGACTCATCATAGGCATTCCAATTAATCACATCTTTGTAATACCTACCACAACCTACACACCAGATACTCCCAACGGTAGAGGTGGAACATATACCTCTGCAGGGATTCCTAACCTTAGCTACACCTTCAACAAAGGGCATACGATTGGAAAGTGTTTGTTTACACATATCTCTACTGGCCTCCCATATCTTTCTGCCAGCTTTTCACAGTAAGTGCGAGAAGGGTTGATGTCATCTTTCTTGTGATAGATGCACTGTTGGCAGTTTTCAATAATGTTAAGTTCGCTCAGTTGTCTCATGGTGTTACCGTTACTCTACTAATCTCGCCTTTACTTTTGTCATAAGTGATTGCTAATGCGCCCCTTTGGGAGTGTTCAAATCCCCTAGCGCCATAGGCATCTCTAGCGTTTAATGTAGGATGTCTCTCTATCACCGCACCGGATACCTCTACTACTTCTTTGGTATGGTAGTGTCCTGTACTAATGTATATATATTCAGTGTTCGCCATCTGACTACGGAACCTTGGCTCAGAGAAGAACTTGCCAGCCAATCCTCTAATCTTAGTCAGGTGTCCATGATGCCATCCTAAAAAGACGTTACCCCAGGTAAATGAGTAGTATGGAAACACACTACCATCCACGGTGACTCTTTTGTTCTTTTTAAATGCCATCTTCATTATGGCCTGTAACCAAACAGACCCAGTTAAGTCATGATTACCCTCGCACATTACTACATGAACGTACTTATGCTTGTGTAATAGCATTTCTACCGCCCGTACACAGGTTTCTACGGCGACTTGGACTAGCTTAGGGTATCTACCATCTGAATCAAGAACGTGCTTGTTTAGCGGGGTTACGGAGGTCAGACCGTCCCAGTGGAGGAAGTCTCCCATTTGAACGAATACTGCCTGTTCAGAGTCTGGGGTTCCGTTAATCATGTCCCCGAATGCTTTGTATAAAGTATCCTCTGCAATCTTAATATCCCAGTCAGCGCCAGTCTCTTCATTCCAGGAGTATGCACCTATGTGATAGTCAGTGATTGTGTACACTGAGCATAAGTCTTTATCAACTTTCTTAGGAGCTTTGATTACAGGCCAAGGTTTTATATTCTGAGTGAGGTTTTCACATAGCTCCCTCATTATTTCTTCTTGTCTTTCTTTATCTATCTCAGTCTTGACCCATTGGATTTTAGTATTGCCATCAGAATCAAGTAGCGTTGATTTCCCCTTTACTTTATACCCGTCCGGTACATGATTATCTGACTTCTGCCAGCCTTTCTTGGCTGCGTTTGCTTCGACAATTCTCTTAGATGATCTGATGTTCTGTTCACTACATCCAAGCTCCTTAGCGGCAGCAGCAGAGGTTCCAAACTCCATCCAGGCAGTAAGGTATTCTCGCTGCTTCTCTGTCTCGCAATACTCTAATAGTTGCGGGTCTGGAGCAGCTCTAACAGATACATTATCCCATTTATCGCCCATAGTTATTCCTTAACCTGTTTAAGTGTGTCAAAGTAAAGGTCATTCATTAGGCAGTCTCTTGCTTTCAATGACCTCATTCTCAAATCATTTGCGGTATCAACACTTTTTCCTATCAATGTGTCTTCATAAAATGCAAACCTTCTTGATAGAAGCTCAATGCTAAATTCCTTAGACATTACGGAGAACCCACTATTTCTCATGTCTCTTATGTCTTCCTTTTGATTGGAAGCCAAAAGATATGGCTTGTTCTTTTCTATGTATGATATTTCTTTATCAGTAAACGCTCTCCTACTCTCGTTAAGAAGCTTCATCTCATTCGGTGTTAGCTCGCAAGCTAACGCTTCTTTTACTTTTTCTTTATTAACTATTTTGAGCTTTGGTATTCTCAAGGTACTCTCCCTTTGCCTCTAAGATTAATCCATCTTTGGCGCAGAAGTTTTGCATCCAGTCCAGGAAGAATGTCATCTCCCCTACTGTCCAATTAGCAGAACTTGTAACCTCTGCCTTCTCGCCTCCCTCTGGGTTCTTAATAAACCTCAGAAGAAACTTCTCCTTAGTGTCGCTATAACACTTAGTTTTAAGCCACCGATTCATGCCCTCGTACATGGCCTCGTCAACGTCTTCTGTCTTCCAGTTATGCTTTGCAGCCTCTCTTATCCAAATCGCTTTAAGGGCTTTCTGAGACAGGGAGGAGAGGGTGAAGTCCTCCACCTTCATCCCCCCATCAGAGTAGG